TAGATAGCAGTACCATAAAGTGATGCTGCGCCTTCTGTACTAAAGTTATAATTAGTAGGATTAAGTGTATTTGAATCATCATAATCATATGAAATACCTACAAAGACTTCTGTATCACCTTCTGATTTAAGATATGTATTTACTTTATGTATTACCTTACGTATTTCTGGGTCTTCCATATAGAAATAAGGTGTTTGAAATAAACTTAATATTTCGTTACCACCAAAATTATTACCCTTTTCTTGGCGATGTACTTTACCAGAACCATCGCCATGTATTATATGTTCAAACTGTCCTATGTAACCACCAGCTACACAGTTAGCTTCAATACCAATAAGCTGACTATATTCAAATATACTTTGTTTGTTTTGGCTTTTACGTATTCCACCTATTAGAGATAAGGATGAATCATTTTTAAAGAAGAATCTAAACTGTGATTTCTTTCTTAGCACAACAATACTAATCTCTTCAATTTGTTCTGATAAATAATAGTTATCAAATATAGATTGTATTTCTTTAGATACAGTAGCAAGTTCAACATCACCAATTTTATCTGTACCAGAAATAGGACGTATACCATCAGGTCCTAAGAATAATAAGTCACCACCAAACTCTACCACAGAATCGGGAGCAAGGCAACCCATATTTGAAGTAACATTTTCTAGCGTAAAATTAGATACATTATTACCAATTAATCTTTTTATATTGTTAGCACCAAATATATATAATTGATTACGAAACTTTTTAATAGCTGTTATAGTAAAACCTACATTTATAACACCAGCACCATTAGCAGGGCTAAAATCTGAGGCATTTAAAGGAGAACTAAAGAATAAATTAAAAGGTTCTGATGAATCACCACACAAGAAAACATGAGATGCAAACTCTTCAGAATACTTAGGATCATCAGGAGCTTGTGCATGAGTTATTTGTACATAGTTAGTGCCATCATATGTAGCCGCTGGATTAATACCATCAGTAAGTAGTATTACTTCACCAGACCAATTGTAACTACTAAAACGTATTCTAGTTACATTTGTCATATCTGGATTACCAGCCTCAGCTATAGCAACCCAAGAGCTATTAGAGTTTTGCCATCTGTAAAGATAGTCATGACCTGATGTTGGTTTTCTACAGGCAAATATACCATCATGTAGATTACCATTTACGGTTACTCCTAAAACAGCACCAGTGCCCGGAACAGTACCGTAGTCATTGGCATAACCACTAATACGACGATACCCACCCGATAGGGCAGGTTCATAATTTATTAAACGTATTGCACTACCCGAAAGCTGAGTTGCTTGTGTAAGAGGGTCTACATTTGTAATCAAACCTCCTGCACAAACAGATGCATATGTACTTAACTTATCTGCCATTTAGATATTATTCTTATAAAAAGTACTACCCGACCTATGTATTACTGTCGAACTTAAATAGTCTTTACTATCTACAAGTAGTCTTCTCATTGATTTAATACCAGTTTTAAATTTATCAGCATGTAACATTGCAGACTGTTCATTTGAACGGAAGTGCATTAGATACATCATAGCACCATCAATTACTACATGTTTAAATCTATCAGGTACAATACAAATATCATCGGACGCAGTTAAATCTGCTGGAACTTTCCAGTATCTATATTCTATAATATAAGCTTTATCTGGAACAGGTGTTACTCCAAATTTATCTTCTTGTGTTTTATACACATTGTCTGGTGCACTATATCCACCAGTTCCTGCTAAATCATCTATGGTTCTTTTTTCGCTTATATAAGATTCATAGGATATGCTAGGAAGTTGCATAGGATAAGCGGATTGTGCGTTAGTTAAATAAAACGTTTCCCAATCTGCTTTAGAAAAATCTGCAGGAAAAGCATATGTCTTTGTACCTGCTGTAAGTGTTTGTTCGTATGTTGTTAGGGTAAAAGGCCACTCTTGGGCTTCTTGTAACATTTCACGAATAGAAGAGTTAACGGCATCTTTGGCTAAAGACTGTACATTTTTAGTTGACGTAAAATCATCAACATCAATCTGAACCTCGTTAAGACGACGAAGTAGTTCATTAACTAAATTTATATAAGTCGCCATGTTAGTTCCTAATATTTAAAGTATAAGTAGGCCAGTTTCCCAGCCTACTCATTATATTATTTATGCAAGAGCGTCACGAGCTACTTCTGTAGGAGCTGCGTCACTCTGATCACTGACATCCATCATTACAGCGTAAACACGAAGTTTACCTGCAGTAAATGTTGCACCACTACCTGCGAAGGTAAGGTCTAACGTGTCTGCAGCTGCAAGTGTAACGTCTGCCGCTGGTGTAGCGGAAGGAGCATACGCACCATCAGCCGCACCATCAATGTCAAACGCTGCAACAAACTCATCAGCATCTGCCGCACCAAGTGTGACAGTTGCATCTGTGCCTGTATTTTGAGTTGCAGATGAAACAACGCAAACACCTGCGTGTAATACACGAGTGTTAGCAGGGATAGTCAAGCATTGTACTACGTCACCGCCTGTACAGGAAATAGCCTGTGCAGTAAGATCAATAGTTTTTTGTACCATATAAGGAGCACGACCACGCTTTGTAGAGCCGTGTTCTGGTAACAATAGTGTTGATATAGTAGCCATTTTCTATTCTCCCTATGCTAAATGGTACTTGGCGTTAACCAAAGCTTCTGGACGTAGGATTTTCCTACCGTATAGATGCATACCACGAACAATGTCCGAGAATGAATCTGGATCACGATATGTTTCAGTTTTGTTGATCTGCTCTGCAGTTGCAACGGCTGAATCATGACCAGCTACAATCATACCATAGTTAGTAGAAGAGTTCGTTCCTGTGAGGAAGGACCTGTACCAACTGTAGGTAAGTTGTTGGAAGTATAAACACGGAAGCCGTGAATGTTCATTCCAATTAAGCCATTCTGTAGACCAGAACCACCGAAGTCAGCATTAAATAGGCGAGAATCCTCGTCTTTTAATAACTCCATGAATACCGGGTCAACTACTAACCATCTACCTTGTGTGTCTACATTTTGTTGATCTAACAAACGAGACATACGTGCGATAACTGTTAGTGGGAAAGTATCCCCAACCGCAGGTGTTGAGTCAGTTGCACCACCAGTACGTGGTTGTAGTGCTAATGCATCTCCAGCAGAACCACCGAATGATGCCGCATCAATTTTCATTGAAGACAACAGTTCGTCAGTACCTGCAGTTGACACTGCTACACTACCATTTGTTGTAGTATTAACTGTATCAGGTGATCCATGTATAGCAGATTGCTTAAAGCCAGATAAATAACCAAGTACATCTTGGTCATACTGATCGCCTAAACGATAGGCTGCACGATCCGAAGCAAGGCTTTGGAAGTTAACGTGCGAATGAGCTTCTTCAATATCGTCAACCTTAAAAGCAAAATAGTTCGCTTTGTCGATTGTCAATGAAAAATCTTCATCGTCTAAGTCTTGTGGGGTTATTGTCTTACCACGTAGGTAAGGTTGAACAGTGATCTCAGGTTCTTTGATAATTTTAACTGAGTCACCCATGTTTGCGATTTCTCCGAAATAGTCAGAGTTAGTGATCGCCTCACAGACAGATGCTTTGCGGAATGCAAGTTGCACCTGTTTGCTGTATATAACTGGTGAGAAGTTACCGTTTGGTAAGTTACCATATCCAGCAGCAGTTCCGAATGCCATAATATTTCTCCTTAGCATTAGATTACAGATGCAAACGACTAATGACTTATACAGAGGCTAATTACTACTAGGGTGCGTTATATAGAAAGTCGGCCAACTTACTGTAATAACGGGCCATGAGACATTAGGTTGTCCGAAAGCGTTATGTTGTTTGCGTGAAGTGTGTGATAGTGTGAGTAACCATATTGTTGGGGTCACACTATTACATTGTACATATAGTTATATCATAAATATATTATATGTCAATAGCTTTATCGGGCATTACCCGACATATCGTAAATAAACTTACCTGTACGAATGGATTCCATGATAGCATCGGAAGCCTTTTCATACTGTTGTGCTGACATTTTAGCTACCTGTGATTCTTTAAAAGTTTCTCCAGAGTTTTCTGTGTCAGGTTTACTACCTTTATTACGACTATTTACTGAACGTGCAGCATCTTTAGTGCTTGCAGGTTTGTTTCTTTTAATACCCATATCAGCTTTATACAAATCAATTGCACGTGCGGCTGATCGTGAGTCACTATCATTTTCATATAGTGCATCTTGTACCCACTTAGGTTGCTCATCTACCCAATCATGAAACGAATCATCATCACGAATATCACCAAAGTCAGGGTGGGCAGTCATCAACTCAACTTCAGCTTTCTTGCGAGATGCATCAGCTTTCATTTCATCAATTTCTTTTACTCGTTCTTCTAATCCAGCAGATTGCTCTTTAGCTTTTTTGATTGCAATTGTTTCTACAATCGCCGCTACATCTGGGTATTGTTCTGCCCAAGCTTCTATGTCTCCATCAGACTTGGGTAGTTTAATTTCTTGTTTAGTTGAGTCTTCAAGTTGACGTTGTAGTCCTTTAAACTTGTCATCCCAATCTTTTTCTTTTTCCTGCATGTGTCGTCTAAGATCACCATAACGTTTCTTAAAACTTTTCTCTTCTGCATTTGCAGGTACAGCTTCTTCTTCTGGTTGTTCCTCTGTGGGTTCACCTTTTTGTTCTGCAATAAGTTGTTCGAGTTCTTCCTCTTCCATCTTACGCTTTTCTTCATTCGTATATTTACGATTTGCAAAAGCTACCTTAGTTGGTGCTTTCATTTCTTCAGACATTATTGTGTCATTCATTTTTCAGTCTTTCATACTGGGGCCGCCGTAGCCTAGCGTTGGTAGGGGGAAGGGTAGCCAGTTAAATTTAGCAGTTTAAATAATGGGTGCTGCTAATCCACGCCGTACAGGTGCAGTAGGTTCAATAACATCTGGTTCACCTAAGTCAAACAGTTCATTGCCTAATACACTTATCATAATTTCACCTATAGGACTTCCTAAAAACTCGATTACTTGCTCTCGTTCTTCGTCTACTAATGCATCAAATCTACTTGACACATTTGTTTTATATTCTTCAAAATCCATATTAGTTATTCCTATATACTATACTATACATTATTTATTGTCAATACTTTAATTTTATTTAAAAGCCACCGCCTCTGTAGGTATCTTTAGTTACCTTACCATCAGCTCCAGCATTTCTTGAGATTGCTGATTTTGTATATCTTGAAGCTGATGCTTGTGCTTGTTGTTGTTTTTTCCGTCTATCTCTACTACTACTACTACTTGCTTTTGATGCAGCTTGTTGTTGAGCATAAGCTTCATTAGCTTTTCTAATAGACTCTGCTCTAATCCTAGCATCTTCGGCTTTTTTAGCCTCAACAGCTTTTTTAGTTTTTTGTATGTTACTAGTTTTTCTATCTTCTTTTGCTTGTTCAGCTTTTATCTTTTTCTTTTCAGCCGCTGTTGGGAACTTACGAGTTAATACGTTAGTACCCGGTTGGTTATACCATACAGCACCTTTCATATTAGGATCACCACCACTAGCATCTTTACCTATCTTAGCTTTAGAAGCTGGTGATAACTCATTTTTTCTACCTGCAGTAACTGTAGAAACTCTATCTGTACTAGCAATACTAATTTTATTTTTATCGTAAGTACCTACATTACGTTGTTTAAACCTCGGACCATTCTTTATGATCTCTCCCATTGTAGGTCTATGATACTCACCTTGCTCATCTACAAATACATTTCTACCAGTATCTGATCTAATAGCGTAACCTTCAGCATCCGAAAGTATACCTGTAGAACTACCATCAGAAACAGCACCTACTACATAGTTATCAACTGTAGTACCGCCTGTATTTTTATATCTTTCACTTAACTCATAAGCTTGATTTAAATTTACATCAGGTAAGTTTTCCCATGCAGTAGCTTGATTAGACTGTCCAGCCTTATATGCTTGTTTAGGTTTGCTTACTTTAGCACCCAAGCCAGTTTTTTCTTCTGCTATGGGTTCTGCTTTTGTAATATCTAACTTAGCAGTCTCTGTAATATCTAAAGGTACTTCTGGAGTGACACCAAAACCACCTTGTACTTTTTGTGTAGCATCAGGTGTATATGCATCAAGTACAGCCTGTTTGCCTTTAGTATCTGCTGTTCTACTATTAGAATCAATACTGCGATCTGGAAAGGTTAAAGAACTTTCTCTTGCATATTCCGCAGAGTCAAAAGGACTTGCACCTCTTGGTGGTGTAGGTGGTATATAGCCTTCGCCATAGTTAGAGGCCGCACCACCACCAACACTAGGTGGTCTATTCTCAGGAAATGTAGTAGCAGGAGGAATAAATGGTGTCATAATTTCTGGATCAGCACCAGACTCAACTAAATAAGATTTAGAAGCAGCTTCTTGCCCAAAGGGAGTTGATGTATCATATGTAGGTCTTCTTTGTAGTCGGGTAGCATCAGGAGTTACATATGGTTGTATCTGTGGATCAGCACTATTACCTCGTAACATAGCATCAGTTTGCATGAGTGCATTATTTCTTTCATCTGTCATAGCATTCATAAAAGGTAACGTACCAGAAGGTTTTGACATATAAGGGTTTGTATCAATTAAAGGATCAGCACGTTGTACTGCTGGAGTTACATAGGGTTGTGCATCTGGATCAAAACCAGTAACAGGTAAACTTGGATAGCCTTCACCATAATTAGAAGCCGCACCAGCATTAACACTAGGGGGTCTATTCTCAGGAAATGTAGAAGTATCTACAGGAGTTACTGGAGCTATATCCAAAGCATCAGGACGCATATTAATTGCACCAGAACTATATGATGTAGGCGCAATCTCTCTAACTTCTCCGGGCATTAGGTCATTAATGGGATCATCTTGACCTGCTGATATATCTAAAGCATCGGGGCGCATGTTAATTGCACCAGAGCTATACGATGTAGGTGCAACTTCCCGAACTTCTCCGGGCATTAGATCATCAATAGGATCATCTTGTGGCATAAGCTTTATTGGTGTTGGGTCTACTTTAACACCAGTTTCTACAGCAACTTTTTTAACTGCTTCTACTTCTTCTGGTAACGTACCTAAAGCACCAGCTATTGCATCAATAACACCGCCAAATACATCACCTAATAAATTATTAACTAAACCACCAGCGTGTTCATTTATGCCCTCAGTTCTAGCTTTAAGTGCCGCAATTTGTTCCGCATTTAATAATCCAGAGTTTAAAAGTTTAGTAGCACCTAACAATGCTTTTTTATCTTGATGTGCCATTGCCGCCATAGGAAATATAGCAAGTGGCCCCATAAATAGTGTAGCCGCTTTAGCAAAAGTTCTTCCTGTCCCAACTAAAGTAGAGGACTTATCCATATACTCTTCATAGCTTAGATTGTCCCAATCAATTGCTTCTGGCGGTGGTAGTGCAACGTTAGTACGATCATCATTATTACTACGTCTTTCTTGAGTAGCTGTGTTAGCATCTGCAACTATATTATCCGTAGGTGTAGTACCAGCTCCTACAGGTGCATCAGTACCTGTATACAAAGTATAACCATCAGGAATAGGGAATGTAGCTTTACCACCAATGAATGGTACTAGTATATTATTACCAGCTGCATTACGATATTCTTTATATTCAATAGCTGCATCACCCATAAGCTTCTTAAAGTCTACTGTAGTACGTACAGGTTGTGTAATCTCTGGTGTAAGTCTACGTGTAGTAGTACCTAATGGTGCAACAGTTTGATTTGCAACAGATGCAACAGGATCAGGAGTACGCACAACATTTGTAGTACCCGTAGCTAAACCACCAACAGCCATATTAATTTCACCATCATCATCAGGTTCACCACCAGCTACAATGATTAAGTCATCCATACCAAATGGCATATCATCATCCATAGTAGCTTCATCGCTATTGCCCATCTGACCCATAGCTTCCATTTTCTTTAAACCCATCTTAGCTTCTTGACGTAACTGCATAAGTTTATCTAAACCAATATATCGTGTAACATCCTCTGGAAATATAAACTCACCTTCACTAACGTTAGCATCAATATCATCACGAACACCTTCACGAGTTCCACCTACAGGAACTTCGTTACCAGATTCTTCGTCAATCATACCACCCTCATCGTTGAGGCCACCACGTGCGAATAGTTCCATTTGTCTTTTCATCGGTGTTCCACCCTTATTAAATTTTAAACTTTTGCTTCTCTCTTTAGCGGCTGTTATAGCTTCTTCTTTTGTCTGATGTGCACTTGTAGGTTGTATTTCACCTGCCATAAATTTCCTATACACTTCATCATCAGAGTAACGAACACCATCATGTATGCTAGGAATATTTACAAAAAGACCATCTACTTCAAAAGTAATAGATTTTTCAGAAACCATTTCACCGTCAGAAGTTTCATAAACATCCCTACCAGCCTGTGTCTTTTTGTTTGTTTTAGTGCCTACTTCTTCATCAGCCATTTTTTAATACTTCATCTCTTAATAGTTTTAATCTACGTAACTGAAAGATAGCACCCTGTGCTCTATATATAATCTTATCATTGTCAGCTTGTTCCATAGTTCTATGCTGTTGAGCAATCAAACTATCTATATAACTATTGAACTGTTCCCATTGCTGGTGGTTGCTGACCATTGCCTTGAGCTTGCTCAGGTGCTCCTTGTCCTTCTGCATTTCCGCTAAATCCTTGTTCTTGTGGTAGAGGAGCTTGTCCTGTACCTATGTTACCACCACCTGCACCTGTAGGGTCTGCTGGATTAGCTCCTGCTGGTGCGCCTTGTTCTGGTTGTGCTTGTTGAAAACCTTTCATGAGTTCTGCTTGGATAGCGGCCTCATCCATATTGTTAGTAACCTTATCAGGGTCTAACTCAAGAGACTTCGCAATCTCTCGTATAATATACTGGAATTTAGCGAAAGGTGCAAGGGCTGGACTAGAAGAAATTTGCATAAACTGCATTAATCTTTGGCTACGTACTTCATTAGCCATTAAACTTTCTGTACCACGAGCCTTAACTTCTAAGTCACCTTTGATCTTAGGGTCGTAGTCAAATTGCATATTGAATCTAAATAGGTTTTCACCTAAAGGACGTAACAGGTAATCATCAATATTCTTGATAACATTTTTAATGCCACCTTGTGCAGCACCCATTAACATACTAATACCAGAAGCAGTACGACCAACACCTGACACACCTGTTTGACCATGTGCGAAAGATGGAAAACCTGTAGACTCATCTGCAAGGACACGTGCCTTATCAAAGAGTTGTAAGTTCTCCTGTGCTACATTAGGAAACTTTGTTCCAAAAATGCTTTGTCCGGGTGCACCACCTTGGCGACGAAAGACCTTGCCCGGGTATACAGACATATCCTGTCCGGGAACTAAGTTAGTTTCGTCTACCTCAATTAGTAAGTTTCCTGATAGTACAGCATTATCTACAGCCATACGCATGAAACCATTCATTAATGTTTGTGTATCATCCATGTTCTCTGCAATACCTACACCAAAGAAACTATAAGGATTAAGCTCATAAGGCACAGCCATATAAGGAATGCGTGCAGGTTTAAATGGATTCATAACCATACGTAGTAGTTTACCATTACAAATCCATACATTGGCCTGTAACTCATCTACGTTTGATAGTTCATCTGGAATGTCTACACCTTGTTCAATTAGCATTTCGACATCTACCATGCCCCAATACTCTAGTACTTCAAAGCGTTCAATGCCATGCTCTGGTGCATAATCTGATAGATCATCTTCCCAGTGTTCTTTATTGTAGTTCTCACCTAGTGTAATAGCTTCATCAATAACTGTTGAACGGAAGTGTGGTCTACGTTTAAGTCCACGCAATTGTGTTCTTGACATCTTATGACGTTCAATAACAAACTGTGCTTCATCCATATTAGTAGCATCAGGATCAGGATAAAAGTTCCATACTGATACGTGTGATACTTGTGGTATAGTTTTCATAATAGGTGAATACTCACCATCATCATTCCAATTAGGGTATTCCTTATCTACTGCGAAAGGACCTTTCATGACACCAGTACCAAACAATGCCATTTCAAATGCTGTACTACGTAAATGTTTACTAGCACTAGACTCTTCTAACTGGTCATGTATTTTCTTTTGCATCATCTTAGCCGCAATCATTGCAGGGCTAAACGTAATAGATGTAGGAGTTTTACCTACACCTTCACGTACATTATCAATCTCACTAAGTTTATCTTTAAGAGGACCAATACTATCAAGTAATGTTTTAGCAGTAGCACCTGCAGGTAAGTCTTTACCATCACCAGCAAAGCCATAAGGATTAACTTCCTCACCTAACTCTGACTCACGTAATTGCTCAGGTTCTTTAGGATCAAAGTTTACATCAGCTACTACACCTTCTGGTAGTTCAGTAGGATCAACTGTTAGTGGAAACTTCTGACCTGCAAAAAGTACATCTACTATCTGACCATAGGCAGCAAGTGTCTTAGTTTTAGTTACTTTAATAAATACTCTTGACTTCTCAGCTTCAGTAAACTGTACATCAGGACTATAGATACCACGGTAGTTACGATATGCTTGTAACCAACGTTGTTCATCTTGTTGTCTATAGTCATCAGCACGATTATACTTCTCCATAATGAAGGGTATTATCTTTGCTGTATCTGCGTCATCAACCGTTGAGTCATCACTATCCTCTAGGATAATTGCATCGTCTTCGATAAAGCCTTCATTTTCTTCTGCCATTTATTTGTCCTTAATATCCAAACGTAGAATCTGCTACTCGCATACCACCAGATGGTCGTCCATTTGGATCGTAATCAAATATACTAAACCGTGGTCTTGACATGATACCATATCGTAAAGCGTCATACAAGTGATCTTCTGAGGTAGTATCAATATCCTCTGGGTTTCTTTTGTCAATAGGTAACGCTGGTAATTGTGCTATCATATTAGCACATGTATCAAAGAATACTAGTCTTGGTAGTTCTGTAAACTCGTCTACTTGTAACCGTCTGTGTATCTCATTCTTACCTGCTACACGTGAACCTTTTGATCTATCTGAAGGTCGCCAACGACAACCTCTCTGTACCATTTGTTCTGCTAATGAAGGACCTGTGTCACCACGCTTGTGCCATAATGAGCTATCAAGTACTCCATACTTAATATTACCATCTTCAGCTTCTAAGTCAAGTACTTGATCAGCTAAATCTGCGGCTAATACTTTACTTACATACAGTTCACGATACACTATAAGTTGTTCACTTGGTGATACTGCAAACCATACTACACCTGACTTACTTCCATAACCATAGTCACATGCTCTAAACTTAACCCAGTTACTTGGTATTGGAAAGGGTTCAACTACGTGTATGTTTCTATCAAACTCTGTAAATGCAGCACCTTCTTTAATATCCCAATCACCATCTAGTAATTGTCTTCTTTGCTGTTCTGGTAGTGATAGAAGCATTGCTTCGTAGTCACCCTGTTCAGCTAAGTATGGATTATCAGATAATCGTGCTGGTATAAACTTACGTTTAAATAAAGCTTTACCTGCCTTCTTATGTCCAGCAGGATACTTTAATACTTCTGTTGTCTCAATATCTGTAGCATCAAACGATTTATTGTGAGGAGCAGGATCAATGAACATCTTCTTAACCCAATGATGCCCTCTTCCTCCGGGGTTCGTTGTTGCCCTCATGTATACAGGAAGGTCATGTGCTGTAGAACGTAAACGTGATCGCATATAGTTCCAAGCAAATGGTGTAGGCCACTGTGTAAGTTCGTCAAAGCCAATCCAACTAAATGCTAGACCTTGGTATCTTAGTACGTCATCTTCTCTATCTAAGTATGACATCCACAGTCTTGCACCTGATGGTGCAGTCCACTGCATCTTACGTTCTGACCACTTAATACCCGGCCATATCTTAGGATACATTTCTTGAGACTTAAAGATAAGTTCCCTTAGTTCTTCTGTAGTATGTCGTAGGAGCAATCCTGAGAAGGCTGGATGCCCCATAAAGCGTAACGGGTCAGCTAACATAGCATATGATTTACCACCACCTGCTGAGCCTCCGTAGAGCACCTCACGCTCACCTGCCGCTAAAAAGTCTGTTTGAGGACCAGCATTAGGTTTGAATATTACATTATGCTGTTCTTCTACTTGAGCTAAATTATCCTTAACTACTATAGCAGGTGTCTCAAGCGGCTTTGCTACTGCCTTCTTCTTGTTCTTTGATTTCTTTTGCACCGAGTCTTGTGCGCTCGATTTCTTCCGCTTTGGCGATTGCCTTTTTCGCATAGTCTGCCCATCTGCGAAGGCTTCCAGCTTTGTTTTTTCTTTGTCGCTCATTT